TGCAAACCGGCTGCAACTTGAGATACAACCTCAGTAAGAAGCCCGTCTTCAATGAGGACTTCTTGGATGCATTCTTTTACAACTGGTTTAATCAGTTTCTTTAGTTGTGCTTTGTTCATTTAATACTTTAATTATCTCTTCGCTGATGAGGTTTATAATTTTTTTAGAATCTGATTCGCTAACAAGGTTATCAAAATCACCCGTCAGGATTTTCTCTACCTGATCTAAGATTTTCATAACATTAGGCATTTGTTCACTTTTAATTTTCTTAGCAAATGGGTTGCCACTCAATTGTTTGGAAATGTTACTTTCTATTTCCTGTCTAACTTTTTTGATATCAAGTTTGCCAAAGTTTTTAATTATATCAAATAGTTCCGTTTTATCTGCTCTGGATAGACTCTTTAGTCCACTTTGTTCTGGCTCTGGCTCAGCAGGAGCAGTTGGAGCCGTAGGAGGCTTGCCACCAGCAGTTGGAGCCGTAGGAGGCTTGCCACCACCAGCAGCAGTTGGAGCCGCCGAGGGCTTGCCACCAGCAGCAGTTGGAGCCGCCGAGGGCTTGCCACCAGCAGCAGTTGGAGGGCGCTCTTTAAAACCAGCGCGCGCAAATTGCTTTTTTAAGGCCTGCAATACTTCTGGTTTAGCTTTAGCGGCATCCATTAATTTTTTTAATGTGGGCATTTTTGTTAAGTCGAAAGGCAAATCTTGACCTAAAAGAATTTCTTCAGCTTCGCTAATAACAAAATTTTGAGATTTTATATAATCTCCAAGTTCTGTTGTCAAAGCATCATTCACAACCGGTGAACCTAGCATTTTGTTGGCGCTCTGAAGAGCCACATTCAATTGTGTAAATTCAGATGCCGGATAAGTCGCAGAAGATTTCTTCTTAGAAGATTTCTTCTTTCTCTTAAAGAAGTCTCTAAAGCCTTCTGCCATTAGTTGATGTTGGGGGTAACTACTCCAAGTCATCTTTCAACACCTCATTTAATAATCTGTTGATTCTATCTGCTTTAGTAAATACCTTGTTATTATAATTCTTCGCTTCTTTCATCATAAAAGCATTTGGTGTAGATGGCTCAGAAACAAAATCAAAACAAATTAATTGGAAATCTTCTTGGACAACTGTGCCACCATTCGATTCTGAAACAGAACCCATGCCGCGACTTGAGATACCGAGCTTGACACCTGATTCTACTAGTGATTTCAAAACCTGTCCTGAAGGTGTGTCAAGAACTTTTACTTTACCCATAACAGATTTATCCTCCATCCAGATATCAGTTACAAGATGAGAAGCATTTTTGAGATTGATCACCGAATCATCAGGATGATCTAATTCTCCTAAAGCTCTGCGTTCTTTTACTAATTTTTTATAATTGTTTACTTCTCGCATAATCACCTTATAAGGATAAACACGACCATTGCCGTTCTCCACATCGGCTTCTTGCAATTTTCCAGAAAGCATCATGCCGCCATTGGCAACAAACCGCTTTTCTTCTTCTGTAAGAAGATCTTTGCAGATTCCTCCCTCACATAGTTCGTAGTATTCTCGTAGTAGTTTCATCATTCTCCCCGAAAAGCAAAGCGGGCGCAACCCGCGTGGGCATGCAGCCGTTTTTACAACGACGAACAGGCGGCAATCTCCATTTTTTAGTAAACATCAATTTTTCCCTATTTGTATTCCATTATCAGAAAAGACCATATTCAGAACATAAGAAGTCGCTGACGATAGACAGCCTAATAATAGAAAATTTACAACGTTAATATCAAAACTAAATAGTTCTGTGTATGGAGAAATCAATAATAAAAACCAACCAACATGAAATCCCATACACATTGGGCAATGAAAAACTTTGCCATATCCCAAAAATGCTTCCTTGGATGGCCTCACTTCATTTAAAATTGGCATGTCGCTGTATACTAAAATCTGTGTAAGTCCATACGCCGCTAAAGTAAAATATAATAAATCCATTATTTCTTGACTTGCTTTTGGTTAAAGTTTGTTGCTAAGAATTTTTGTAATTCATCATCAACATCTGGAATAAGTTCTAGATCATCCATGCCTGCTAATGTTTTTAACAAATCATTCAAAAAAGCGACTTCTATTGGGTCGTCTATGATTTTAGAAACATCATCATCAACATCAAGCCTATCAAGCCCAGTGTTGGTTTTAGCCTTATCTGCAGCACCATAAAGTTTCCCAACAATCTCTTTGGCATCTTGGGCGCCTTTCCAGAGAGAAAATAGATTACTGACTACAGGTATTTGTTCAATGGCCATTTCCGCTGCCTTCTTGCCAGCTACTTTACCTGCCTCCACGGCTCTATGGATTTTGATTAATTTTCTTAGATCTCCGACTGTCTCTGCTGGCGCTTCTTGAACAATAAACCTATCCCATCTTTCCAATATCAATTTCATTTCATTTGACATGGTGCGCTCCTAAACAGTATACATATAAGAGAATGTGTAAGGATCTCGGATATATCCAGGTCGGATAGAGCCCTGCTTAACTCTCTGCGGAACTTCTCCGAGTTCAGTCGAATCGGTTTTATCCGGGGCTGCAATTTCATCATCAAATCCAGCAACTTGAGCTTCAATGTTTTCAAAGTATGGCCGCTCTTCTTCAATAAACTTATCAATATTTAATAGTGCCATTTTGGCAGCGTTTAATCGATCGTCATAAGGGGTTTCTAAAGTCGCCTCCAAAGCTCCATAATAGGCGCCGGCTTGAATCGACTCAGCAATAACGATGCCCTTTTTTCTCAAAAAGCTAAATAATCTATTTTGTGCTCCGTATGTTAAATCAGTCATTGTCTCTTTTGGAAAAGCAACAATTTTATTATTTTTCGCTGATAAAACAATATCGATATCTCCATGATCAAAAATCATCAAATCCCCATTCAGGCTCTTGCGAATATTTAAATCAAGCTTAATTGAAGGAATTGGCTTTTTTGGAATCTCGGAACCAACCCTAACTTTTATAGGCTCTTCTTTCGGAACAATATTAATTATTACTGCCATCTTCGTAGATTTCCTTTACAAGTTGTTGGGTTTTTAAAACGGTTAGTAATGCTTGTTCATTAGCTGGTTCTTGTAGTTTTTCGTAAGATAACAATTTTTGCATGACTTTATCAGTTTTTTCTATCATCTCAGAATCATTCTTAATTTCTTCAGTCTTCTTTGCTTCTTGCAATTGATTTTTTAATCTTGCAACTTCTTCGTTCATATATATTTTTAATTCAAGCGCATTATCAGCAAAAGAAGTAATATAATATGTCAAAAGCTCTTTTTGTTCTTCCAAGAGATCGTCGGCGTATTTTTCGTTAAACCTTTTAACAAAAGTTGAATATACAATATTGTCTATTGGCTTCATATTTTCTTGAATCGAAGATTTGCTCATGTTATCAACAATCTTGTTTTCCAAGAGAACACCTTCTTTTGGTGAAGAAGTGTTAAACATTTTTGCTATTGTAGCTAAAGTTTTGTAATTTGGAACAAAATTGTTAAATACTTGCGGAGAAAGCGCTTTATTAATATCTTTAATCAATTCAGTTTGTTGTTCGAAGAGGCCTTCTGGGTTAATTGATTTTTTAACAGCCTTAACAGCTTCAATAACTTGGCGGCTTATATTGTTTTCAAGTTCTTGATTTTCGTAAAGAGAGCGATAACATTCAAGATCTTTTCTTAAAAAAGAATCTGGTTGGAAGTGCTTTCTCACAATATCGACAATTTTTTGCTGTCTTTCTTTGTCTCCTTTAATAATAGAAACAGTAGCTTCTCTAGCCAAAGCTTCGAAAACAAATGCTGTATTTCGTTTTTTATTATGCTTTGCTTTCATCTTTGTTCTCCATAATTAATTCATTTTTTCTTTTTAAATCTTTAAGTAAAATTTTAATAGAATTGTTGGTTTCAAGTAAAGTTTGTTCTTCTTGCCTCTCTTTCAAAACATAATTAGGTTCTTGTTCCTCATAAATGCCTCTTGAAAGTGATCTTAATTCCGAAGCTCCGAGATTATTAGTCCTGTATGTGTTCATTTCTGGTGTATGCCAGCTTTTATAATTTCTTTTTCTGGCGCCTTGTGGTCTTCCATCAAACTTTACAGGATAGTAAGCTTTGCCTTTTGCTCCGGGCGTTAATCTTGGAGCATCACGAGAACCTGGAGGTGCGGCCAATAAAGTTGGCTCTTCTTCTTCTGCCCCTTCTTCTCCTCCAAGTTCTTCTCCTCCAAGTTCGGCGCCCAATTCTTCACCACCGAGACCCAAGCCTCCCTCTTCTTCGCCACCCAAGCCCAAACCGCCGCCGCCGGCTGCAGCCTCTTCGGCCAATGCTTCAAGAGCCTGATCGTGTTGACGATCATAGAACATCTCACGCTGACCACGCAAAAATTCTTCATGAGACAAATTAAAAACATTATCAGCAATCCAACGACGAGAGAAAAATCCTTCAGTTGCGTTAGCAGCAATCGAGAATTTCTTATCCCAATGTTCAAGTTCTTGCAATTCAGCAATTCTGCTTGGATTGTTTAAAGATAGTTTGAAACTAATGAGATCATCGGCACGATAACCAAGTGTATAAAGATGGATAATTCCGATCTTTTCTAATTCATGGATAACTGTGCGCTGTAATCTTTGAATAGTTCTAGCAAACCGAATATCTTTTTGTGCTAACGTTGTTTTATCTTCTTCCGCACCTTCGCCCATTGTCAAATAAGATTGCGGAACCTTAAGAGCAGAAAACAATTTATCGCGAAGGTATTTAATGTCATCAATGGCCGTAATGTTTGAGGCGCCTGCCAAACTTGAAATATCTGTGACAGAACCGGCCCGGACAGGAATAAAGTAATCTTCCTCAATAGACATTGGATTATAACGTAAATCGATTCTGCCCGTGTCTTTATCAACAATAGAGTGGCGCTTTAGTGTGGTCACAATTTTTTGCATATATTGTTCAACTTCTTGCGGCGGAATAGCACCGACATCAATCTTGAAAACTCTTCTTTCAGAAGAACGAACAATACGATAAGCCATCATCGCATCTTCCATTAATGTTAGCTGGCGCCAAATGCGGCGTGCGGGCTCAAGAACAGAAGTTCCATAAGGCGTATATTTGTCATTACCTAAAATACGAAAATGAGCAATTTGCCAATTTTCGAATGTCATACCGGCGGTATTCCATTGATATTGAATATAATTTGGATTTGTGGTATCCAAGCCTTCCAATCTTTCAACTTCTTGCAATGGAAGAGCGATTACAGACTGAATACCATGGTTATCATCAATATCTAAATATAAGAAAAAATCACCATACTTGTTCATTGTGCGGCACCAGCCAAAAAGATTATATTCTACATTCAGAATATTGTGATACAAGATACCAAGAAGCGCTTTGATTTCTTCGTTAGAACATTTAATCTTTAACATCGGAGATAAATCAGAAAAAGTGGTCATTTCATCGGCATAAATATCAAGAGCCGATGCGATTTCGGGCGTGTACTCCATTTGATCAAAATCAACATAACGCTCCGATCGTCTTTGGTTGGCTATTGCATTAGCAGCAATAGTATCTAATGGATTATATGTTTGCTTTTTGAACTGCTGTCCAGATGCTGATTTAAACCTAGAAGAAAATTTATCTATATGTTGCTTTCTAATCTTTCTTCCTGATTGGGAACGATAGTTAATAATCGGCCCAGAGAATAGACGTGTAAGTTGCTTGAATAACGTTGATTCTCTATTTGCAGGATTTTTACCTTGTTTCGGATTTTTTGGTGCCATTTATGCCCTCACTTAATTATCCACATATATTCAGAATATAATCTTTTGGCTTCTTCTTTTTTGCTATTAGTATCCTCGCCAGTATAGCCTATTTGGCCTTTTATTCTTGTATTAAAAGTCGTCTTTGATGTAATAATAGCGTCAACAAAAGCTTTTTGGTAATTCAGTTCTCTTGCATTTGCCTGCAGCGCCGTATCACGTACCCAACAACCAATTGCTAAAGCCATTACCAAATCATCATTATACCCTCTCATAGATTGTGGTTTTCCATTATACCAAATAAAAGTTCTTAATTCGTTTGCTAAACGAGAAGAATACGTTTTAATTAGTTTGTTTCTTATAAACTCTTCCAATTTCGCCACAATCAAAGGTCTGGTTTTTGATGTTGTAGAAAAGCCGGCAATTGCTGAATTTTTATATTCTCCTATGTGTTGTTCCACATATTCATGTGTAGACTTAATAGAATAATATATATTAGAATAACCAAATTCTATTAATTTGTCAAGAACAGTATAGCCAATAGAATTGTTTTCTACAACAATCATGGCATTGCCAAATTCTCGTCCGACTTGATTTAACATATTGGCGTATAAATCAGGCGTTGGCTTTCCTTGGTATTCAGCAATGACTTCCATAGTTTCTATTTTAAAAATATGAAATGCTGATTTATCGGCGCCATCTCCTCTCGCCACATCAACTACGATCAAATAATTGCAGCTAGGATCATGTTCTTCCCAAATCCAAAAATTACGATCAAAGCCTGTGCGATATTTCGGTTCTCTAATGTTCGACTGAATCCAGTCTATGGCCTCTGAATCTATTACAGTTTCGCCAGAAGTATTGAAATTGCATTCTAGTTCTTGTGCGATTTGACGTTTAGACATGTTTCTGGTTTCTTTTTTAAACCATTCCTCATCTCGTTCGGGATGCACATGCCACATAAGAGTGGTCAAATGAAAATCGTTTGTGCCATCTTCTGCCCCTACACATGTTTTATGAAACCAATTCCCAACACCATTAGGAGTAGAAATCGAAATGCATCGGCCACCGGTAGAAAGCGTAGGATACAAGCCTGTCCAACGTTCCTCCAAGCCTTCAATGTGGGCCGCTTCGTCAAGAACCAAAAGAGACAATGCTTCGGAACGGCCAGCATCGCCAGATGTTGAAGCTGCTTTGATCCATGAACCATTGGATAACTCGAAAGATGTTCTGTTATCTGTAGTGATATTGGCAATTCTAATCCAGTCGGGCAAATTCTTCATAATGCTCTTGACTTTTCTCACAAGATTGCCGGCGGTATCAAATTTAGTTGCCATAACCATAATTGATTTATCGCGATGATAAAGCATAAGCCAAACAATATAGCCAGCAGTTAAAGTCGAAATACCTAATTGGCGCCCCTTGTTGATGGAATTAAAACGATAATTTACAAAATCTTGTAATAATTGATCTTGATAATCATATGTATTAAAAAGAACTAGCCCGCGCATCGGATGTGATATGCGGGCATAATTTTTAAGAAAATAAGACGGATCTTTACCGCATTTTACAATTTCTTTTAATATTTGCTTTTTTGTTAATTTGTAGGTCATTCATCTTTCTATGTGTTCAATCGGGATATGGATAATCGACACCTGGAACACCTGCAAGATAGTCCCCCACTTGTTGTCCTAATCTCCCTTTCTCATGTTTCTTTCTCATAACACGATCGATTATCTCAACAACTTCGGGATCGGAGACACCTAATTTCTCTGCCACTTCTTCTGCTGTATTTCCCATCGCAGCCAATTTTGGATATATCTCATCTTTCATCCAGAGAGCATGAAGAAGCCGTTCCTCGGGGGAAGCACCTTCCTGGCTCCATTTTGAAGGCTCCGCTGCAGGCAACACATCTTCATCAGAAATATCTTCAATCCCTTCGGCCGATCGGGCTAACTCTTCTTT